AGCGGATATCAAGAACATGAATTTTCTTAATACACACTCGCCGGAATCCTAGGGTATAGATATACCCTTCAGACCGGTTTTGACCTGCGTTAGCAGGTGCACTACTGGAAAGGTGTGACACCTTCCTAATAGTTACTCTGTCTGCTAGGACCTCTTTTGGAGGCACCCCTAGACTAGAACTTAGAGTAATTGGGTTTCATACCATATCTACCGCGGTAGCTGGTCTCTTTCATGGGAGACCAACCGACGGGGCCGATAAGGGGTCTTCTACCTTCCTGCGTTCTTTCGAACGACGAAGGGAAGATGACCATCCTTAGAAGCTCTTAAAGAGCCTTGTATCCACAAGACCTTTACTAAGCCTCTAAGCACTATGCTGATTGGTTATTGGGAGTAACATCCCCAATAGGCTACCATACCTATTGTAACCAATCACCCTCTGGTGTTTACACTTAATGAAGAGGAGTGGCTCTGCAAGACGAAACTTGCAGGTGAAAACCTTGTGAGTTGTCGTGAATATGCGCATACCAGGCAATGTGATAGAGATAGAAGGTAAGATTGTATCAAACCATCCAGTCCCTAACATCATAGCCCAGTGTGACTCAAGTAAACTAGTGCGACCACGTAACCAATCGTGGCTCCGAATTGTCAACACCCCGGAAGGGTGAGACCTCTAGAACCTCTGAGGTGTAACTGGTGACTAGTTGTTATACTTTAACACTACTCTACATATCCAAGAGCCGTTTTCACGGCATGATCTACCTGGGAGTAAGTACATCCTAAACTCATTTAATTTATTAGATTAAGTGAGCAAGGATAGTCATACTGCCCCAGATGCATGCTAGTTCCGATGATTCTTTCATTGATCTTCTTTTCGGGATTGTTATCCTTCTTGCACTTCCTACACTTGGAAAATTTCCTCGTGTATGGATTGGGTTACCCCGTGCATTATTATCTTGGTATCACTACCTTGTTAATAATTGTCCGGATGGTAATCGCGCTAAGAAGATGCCTTCCCTACATCAGATTTCTGATGAAGTCTATTGTTAGACTTGCTGAGAAGGGTGGAGTGGTTTCTCCAGCCAATGTAAGCCCTGTAAAATCAGGGTCTCAGACCAAACCAGGGGGGAAACCCCTTACAAGAGGTATGTCTACCTCTAGTCGGTCGAGAAATCCTAACCGGAAAGCGCGTGCTTCTGACAATAGGTTTACCTATTCGAAGAAGATCATCGACAGCTTCTTTAAGGTGATTTCAAAGGAGGGTACTCTGGTAGCCTTGAGATTGAAGGAAAAAGTGAGAAATCGCTTCGGTAAAACCGTTTTGCGAAAACTCCCCTATCCTCATATTTCAGCCCTTTTTAAGAAATTAGGTTTCCGAATTTTCGGAGCCTGCTTTCCGTTAAAGGGGAAATACTCCTCTCGACTTAGACAACTTCATGCGTTCCTTGTTCATATTCAAAATATGAACCGGCACCATGGACCAGCTCATGTTGTGAAGTACTTGAAAACTTCGCAACTAGCAATCCAAAAGGCCATTGCTGGAACTCCAGTTAGTTCTCTGAACCAATTGGACCCATCCTTGCCATTCCCGGGGCTTGCGACATGCGGATTACCAAAATTCATTCCCGTTCGGGATAGAAGATTGATTCTCTGCAACTCGTCGCCATCAGTCATTCGATGGTGGTTAACATTGTATTCGGTTTATAGAGTAATCTATGTACCTGGTACATTAAAACTGTCAACCATCACAGATCCAATGACTGTGTCCTTAGAATCAGTAAATCGGGTAGCGGAGGAAATAATATACATTATTAATCCGTCTAATTTCGATACAACTAGATTCTTCGGTGAAGCCCGGTTCCTCTTCTTGGAGAGCGCCTCAGCTACAACTCGTGTTAGTTGGCTGGGATTCATCGCAGATGTTGTGCCGCTCGCTGCACACAATCATCTCCATCTAATTCTGGACTTCCTTCGGCTAAGTGGTAACAACCACTTGGCGGGGTTCTTAAATTACATCGCCAAAAACTCATATTTGGTTAATGACTTTGTAATGCAAGATGCCTTGGGTATGCTGAACCGACAAATCGGTTCATTGCAAACTAAAAAGGAAGCCGCTGGAAAGGTAAGAGTCTTTGCAATGGTAGACGCATGGACACAGTCCGCGCTGAAACCATTACATGAAATGTTATTCACATTCTTGAAGACACTTCCTAATGATGGAACTTTCAACCAACACGCTTCGGTTAGAAGATGTATGGTTAAAGTTGCTGTGACGGGACAGTCATTCGGATACGACCTTTCGGCCGCTACGGATCGACTTCCCCTCGCGCTCCAAACCCAGATTATCGATAAGATAATCCCAGGATTTGGATCCCTTTGGGCAAAACTGCTAGTGTCTAGAGGTTATGTCATTAAATCAAAAGAATTTGATGTTAATGATACTCTACACTATGCAGTTGGGCAACCTATGGGGGCTTATTCTAGCTGGGCTATGTTAGCGGTTACTCACCACTACATCGCTCAGTTAGCAGCCATCCGGTTCCTGAAGAAATCAGGGACCCTCCCACAAGAGAGCAGTAAATTCTGGATTACTGATCCTCATGAGTTGCAAACGGCTCGTCTACCATCTTCATGGTACACGGGCTATGAGGTTCTTGGTGATGACATCGTCTTCTTTGAAGAAGGTGTCGCCCAAGAGTATCTTCTTATTATGGAAGAACTTGGAGTTCCAATTAACTTGTCAAAAAGTGTAATTGCAACCAACCAAACCTTTGAGTTCGCAAAAGTGACGGGTCATGCCGGACACCATGTTGCCGCGATCTCCTGGGCCAGTTTCATGGCCCAGCCAAGTATTATGGGTCGTGCTGGAATAGCTTACTCTATGTTAGAGAAAGGTATTGTCAAAACGCACATAATATCTTGGTTGAGATCTTTTGCCCGACAATCGCGGTATACAGAAGGGTCAGATAGTACATTTTACCTAGCCTTGGGAACTATGTTCTCTCGGAAAGGGAAAATGGACTACTTTGCCTTCTTATACTCGATCATGCAAAAAACGCTTGGTTACTTTAATGTTTATAGTACATTGCTTGAAAAAGCAAATACTACAATCATTAAACAAGCGATTGCATCGATTGTCAAAACTGGAGAGTTTGTGGATGTCCCAAACCCGATCGCAAAACGACGGGGATGGAAAACTGATGAATTCGAATTGAAAACAGCAGTTCAGACAACCATCAATTCCTTTATGCATGGGTCTAATATTAATGGCCGATATATATCAGCCTTAAACCCGCATAAAGATGCCACTCTCCTGGCAAAGGAGATCTTGAGTTCCGGTTCCCTTATGCTGGGCCTAAGTGGACCGCGACTTTTAGTTGCGGAACACAAAGGAGTGTTTGCTCTTGATAAAAGCAAACTGCAGCATATGGATCAGTATGAGGCCTTTATTCATCATCTGTTCTGTTATTTATTCGTATATTTTTACGATAAACTAACAGTTCTTCAGATGGAAGTTGAAAATAAATACAACTTCGGGCGGTCCGATTTGAGTTTAGGGCAGCTTATGGATATCGTTGACGTTATTGATCGGTACAAAGAGGTTTTACTTCTTGTCCGAAGAGCTAACGACAAACTGGCAAACAAGGTAATTCCAGATAGAAATCTGGAGGATTCCCCATTGGCAGTGCTTCAACAACTGATGTATGATGGTGACCCTTTTGGTCCTCGAATGACGGGACCAACTCCATCTATCAATGGAGGTTTAATTCTACAAGATTACTTGTATGCTTTAAACAGGGTTGAGAGTTTCATTGAGCACAATGTGCCAATGTTGACTGATGGTAATCCACAAATTGTGGACCCATATAGTCCTCTCTCATCTAATTCAGATGTGAAGGTGACTCCTCTACCGTCCCTTGATTCACCTAATAGTAATTAGTTAGGATGAATCCCAAACCGTCCGCAAATAG